TGTTCAGGTATCGTATGTAGACCCTGCAAGTATTGTATACAGCTACACAGAGGACCCACACTTTAAAGATTGTTTTTATTGGGGAGAAATAAAAGTAGTTCCAATTACAGAGCTTCTTAAAATAGATACAAGCCTTACAAATGAAGACCTAGAAAAAATATCTAAGTATAGCCAAAGCTGGTATGACTATTATAATGTTGCGCAGATGCAGCAGAACGATATTTTCACTAGAGACACAGTAACATTATTATACTTTAATTATAAGACCACAAAAAAAATGGTCTATAAGAAAAAAGTTTCTGAAACTGGAGGTGTAAAAATGATTGAGAAAAATGACGAGTTCAATCCTCCATCAGAGATGATGGAAGATGGTAAGTTTGAGAAGGTGTCTAAAACAATTGACGTGTGGTATGATGGTGTAATGGTAATGGGTACAGATATGATTCTAAAGTGGGAGCTTGCTAAGAATATGGTAAGGCCTCAGTCTGCGTCTCAACATGCTATGCCTAATTATGTAGCGGTAGCACCAAGAATGTATAAAGGGAATATTGAATCTTTAGTTAGAAGAATGATTCCGTTTACAGATTTAATACAGCTTACTCATTTAAAGTTACAGCAGGTAATAGCGAGAGTTGTACCTGACGGTGTGTTTATTGATGCTGATGGATTAAGCGAAGTAGACCTAGGGACAGGACAAGCTTATAACCCTGAAGACGCATTAAGATTATATTTTCAAACTGGTAGTGTGGTAGGAAGAAGTTACACACAGGACGGAGACTTTAATCAAGCAAGAGTTCCTATACAGCAACTAACATCTAATAGTGGCGCTAGTAAGACGCAGATGCTTATATCTAACTATAACCATTACTTAGGAATGATTCGCCAGGTAACAGGCTTAAACGAAGCCAGAGATGGTTCTACTCCTGACCCCAACTCTTTAGTGGGACTACAGAAGCTTGCGGCTTTAAATTCTAACACAGCAACTAGACACATACTTCAAGGAAGTTTATACATATATAGAACATTAGCAGAGGCACTAACATATAGAATTGCAGATGTATTAGAGTACTCAGATTTTAAAGATGAGTTTATAAATCAAATTGGAAAATACAATGTAAGTATCTTAAATGAGATTTCAGATTTATATATATATGACTTTGGAATATTCATAGATGTTGCACCTGATGAGGAAGAGAAATCTAAGCTAGAACAAAATATTCAAATGGCTTTATCTAAAGGAGATATTAATCTTGAGGATGCAATTGATATTAGAGAAATAAAAAACATAAAGCTTGCGAATCAATTATTAAAAGTAAAGAGAAAACAAAAGCAAGACGCAGACCAGAAAGCGGCTATGCTTCAACAGCAGATGCAAGCGGCTTCACAATTAAAATCTCAGCAGATGGCAGGCCAGATGGCAATGCAGAAATCTCAAGCGGAGATGCAGGGCAAAATGCAAATGAAACAAGCGGAGATAGCTTTTGAAATAGAGAAGATGAAGAATCAGGCTCAGCTAAAAAGTATGCTGATGGCTGAGGAGTTTAGCTATAATCAACAGCTTAATGGAATGGAGGCTGAAGCCTTAGCCACAAGGGAAGAAGGCAGGGAAACAGCAAAGTCAGGCAGGATAAGCCAAGCTAACACTGAACAATCAAGACTTATAAACCAAAGAAAAAATAACTTACCACCTCAAAGGTTTGAATCTAATGAAGATAGTTTAGATGGTTTTGATTTGGCTGAATTCGACCCAAGATAAGTAAATAAAATAGAATAATTAATTGTACTATATTTGTACCAAAATCTAATCAAATGGAAATGACAGTAAAAGAAGTAGGGTCTGTAGAAGAAAAATCAGCTGCTCAAGTAGAGGAATCTTTAATTGAAAAAGTTGAACAACAACATGAAGAGCAAACACAGCCAGCGGTTGTAGCTGACTCACCTGTTGGAGAAGGAACTACAAAAAAAGAATTAGAAGAAAAAGATGTTCTTGATTTTATTAAGAACAGGTATGATAAAGATATATCATCTGTAGACCAATTGTTTACAGAGACTGAAAGTAATGAGGAATTACCAGAAGATGTATCCGCTTATTTTGAATATAAAAAGAAAACTGGTAGAGGGATTGAAGACTATGTTAAACTAAACAGAGACCTTGATTCTTTAGATGAAGACCAGATTTTAACTGAGTATCTTTTAGCTACCGAAGAAGGTATGGATAAAGATGACGTTGAATTATTAATGGAGGACTATCAATATGATGAGGACATTGATGATGATAACGATATTAAGAGAGCTAAGTTAAAAAAGAAAAAGGCTATTGTAAAAGCTAAGAGGTTTTTCAATGAACAAAAAGAAATGTATCACCAACCGCTTGAGTCAAGTGTAACTGGTATTTCTGAGGACAATGAAGACTACAAGGCGTACAAGCAATATGTTGAGAATGCAAAGACTCAGTCAGAAGAGCAGTCTAGGAAAGTAGATTTCTTTGAAAAAGAAACTAATAAGATACTGAATCAAAACTTTAAAGGTTTTAAAGTTGATATTGATGATGTAAATTTATATTACAATCCAGGAGGTTCTGCAGAGGAAATTAAAAAATCTCAATCAAGTGTTGTTAATTTTATTAATCAACACTTAAATGAAGATGGATTAGTTAAGAATGCAGGTGAGTATCATAAAGCATTGTCAGCAGCAATGAACCCTGATAGGTTTGCTAAGTATTTTTATGAGCAAGGTGTGGCCGCAGCTACGGATAACGTAACCAGAAAGATGAAGAACATCGACATGACTACGCGTTCTGCTCCAGAGGTAACCGTAAAAGGTGGAACTCAATATCGTGCAGTAAATGCAAGTGAAGGTAAAGGGTTAAAGATTAAGAGTATTAAAAAAAGTTAAACAATTAAAAACAATTAAAAAATGGCAGGACAATTATTAGGACCGAATACTACACCAGTAGGACCAGGTTTTCAACTACAGCCAGCACCACAACAGGTGCCGTTGGCTACAAATTATATTACTGATTTCAACTTTTTGAATCAGTATTTACCAGACACTTATGAAAAAGAATTTGAGCGTTATGGTAATAGAACTATTTCTTCTTTCTTACGTTTAGTAGGAGCTGAGCTACCAAGTAATTCAGACTTAGTAAAGTGGGCAGAGCAAGGAAGACTACATACAAAATACGTACAGGTAGGAACTGGTGCGGTTGTAAATGGAGATAACGTAACATTTGATATTAACGATGCGTTAGTACCAGACAGAGCAGCAACAGGCTTAACAGCTGGAACTATTGCTATTCGTGTTGGACAAACATTAGTTGTTACTAACAATGACGGTTCAGGAGAATTCAAAGGAATTGTAACAGCAGTAGGTGTTGCAGGTGGATTAAACGCAAACCAAATAACTGTAGCATTCTATAATGCAGCAGGTTTTACAGGTGGTACAGGTGCAGGTAATGCAGATGCAACTATCTTTATATATGGTTCTGAATTCAAAAAAGGAAGTAACGGAATGCAAGGTTCTTTAGAAGCTGAAGATGAAATCTTCGACAACTCTCCAATCATTATCAAAGATAAGTATGCAGTATCAGGTTCTGATATGGCTCAAATCGGATGGATTGAAGTAACTACAGAGAACGGAGCTTCAGGATACCTATGGTACTTGAAGTCTGAGCATGAAACTCGTTTACGTTTTGATGACTATCTTGAAACAGCTATGATTGAAGCGGTACCAGCAGAAGTAGGTTCAGGAGCAATCGCTACTACAGGTGATGTAGGTAACAAAGGTTCTGAAGGTGTATTCCACGCAGTGGAAACTAGAGGAAATGTATGGGCTGGTGGAAACCCAGTTGCTCTTGCAGACTTCGATGCTATTATCTCTCGTTTAGATAAGCAAGGAGCTATTGAAGAGAACGTACTTTTCTTAAACAGACAGTTTGGATTTGACATTGACGATATGTTAGCATCACAAAACTCTTATGGAGGAGGAGGTACTTCTTATGGTCTTTTTGACAACGATGAGGAGATGGCTCTTAACTTAGGATTCACAGGATTCCGTAGAGGTTATGACTTTTACAAGTCTGACTGGAAATACTTGAACGACCCAACTATGCGCGGAGGTTTACCTACAGGTGCAAATTCGGGAACCGTTAACGGATTGTTAGTGCCAGCAGGTTCTACAACTGTTTATGACCAAATCCTTGGGAAGAATGCTAAGCGTCCTTTCTTACATGTACGTTACAGAGCTTCAGAAACTGAAGACAGAAAGTACAAGACTTGGATTACAGGTTCAGCTGGTGGTGCAGCAACATCTGATTTAGATGCAATGGAAGTAAACTTCCTATCTGAAAGATGTGTATGTACTATGGGTGCAAACAACTTCGTGATTTTCCAATCATAGTAGTTTAAATAATGGGAGGGTATACAATGCCCTCCCTTTTTTTTTTAATAATTAAATTATAATCAAATGAAAACTAAACATTTAGTAAACAAGAATTACAAACTTACCAGAGACGCAGCTCCTCTGTCTTTTATGCTGCCAACTAGAAACTCAAGAAGATATCCCTTAACGTATTTTGATGAAGCAACAGGAACTAATAGAGCCTTGCGTTATGCTAGGAATCAAAAGAGTCCCTTTGAGGATGAGCAAGACGGAAACGCTATTGTAGAGCCAATTGTTTTTGAGGATGGATTTTTATCTGTTCCAAGAACTAATCAATCCCTACAAGAATTTCTTCACTACCACCCTATGAATGGTGTTAAATTTGTAGAAGTAGATGTAGAGAAAGATGCTCAACAAGAGATGGCTGTTTTAAATTCTAGAGTAGACGCTCTTATAGAAGCTCGTCAACTAGATATAGAACAAGTAGAGGCTTTAGCTAGAGTTCTTTTTAACACAGATGTATCAAGAACAACATCTGCAGAATTAAAAAGAGACATACTAATATATGCTGAGTATTCACCAGCAGATTTTTTACGTGCAGTTCAGGACCCTACTTTAAAACTAAACTCTAAAGTAAAAGAGTTATTTGCACATAAGGTATTAATATTTAAAAATAATAAGAAGGATGTATATTTTAATACACCTAAGAATAAAAAAAGAATGGTTAACATTCCTTTTGGAGAAGACGCTTTCTACGTAGTAGCTGGGTATCTTCAATCCGATGAAGGTATTGAAGTGTTAAAGTTTCTTGAAAAAAACCTAGAAAATAAAAAATAAATTATATATTTATAAATTATATATTTTTAAAAATTACTTTTGTTTTGGAAAGAGGTCGCTTAAATGCAGCCTCTTTTTTTTTGCTTATCTTTGTTTTAAATAAATAGACAAATGAGTATAATAAATTCAGTGCGAGAAACAGTACTGTCGGTCCTTAACAAAAATAACTATGGGTATATTACCCCTAGTGATTTTAACTTATACGCTAAGCAGGCACAGCTAGATATTTTTGAAGATTATTTTTATCAGTACAACTATCAGATAATGAAGGAGAACGCAAGAGCTTCAGGTGTTGGTTAT